AAATTTTGTGGACACTCATCTTCTTTTGCTTCTTTATCATAATATTCATAATATGAATTATCAAAACCATATACTATAACAACTTTTCTTTCTCTTCCTTTTGCTTGATGAAATGTTGAAAATACAATTTTATTTTTAATTACATTATCATCAATTTTAGATTCATCTGATGATGGCATGTAACATTCTATATTTAATTCCGGATAATATTTTCTATAGTTGATTAGTGCATTTTCTAATTTTTTAATAGGTGCAAATGGACCCTTAATAGAATATGCTAATACAAATATATCATCTACTTTTATTTCACCACTTTCTAACATTTTTATTATTTCTGGTAATATTTCATCATGTGCATAATTCATATCGTGATGTAAATAATATACTGGATAACCTTCTTTTTGTGATACTATTCTATTATTTCCTAACATAGAATTATTTATAAACCATGCAATTGAATTTGTAACTCTGTATGAAGTTGATAATGTCTTTTTTTCAAATGAATACTCTGACCATATTATATCAGCAAATGTTAAGTATCTGTGATCAGCACCTTTAAACTTATACATTTCTTGATATTTATCACCTAAAATTAATAATGTAATATCTCTATTCAAATCTTTTTTTACTTTTCTAACAAGATTATAATATAATTTTGACATATCTTGTGCTTCATCAATTACTATAATATCAAATTCAGGTAATTCATTTTTAATTTTTGCATCTTCTTCTATAACTTCATTTAATGTAATATCATCATGTGCATCTTTATTATAATGTTTAACTGTTAAACTATGATATGTATGTACTTCTATATTATCAATCTCGTATTTTTTAGCTTTCATTTCTACTTCATATTTTAATGATTTATTATACGTTAATTGTAATATTCGTTTTGGCGTTGATTGTGCTAATGATAAAACTAAGGTACTTTTACCTGCTCCCGCCACGGCATCCCCTATTACATGTTGTTGATTTATAATACAATCTATTATTGATTGTTGTTCATTACTCGGTATTAAATTGTTCATTAATATAATTATATTATTATATTTATAATATATTATAATTATTATTTGTTTGATTTAGATATCTATTTTGAAAATAATTATACAATATTTTTAATGAAAATACTATTGCAAATATTAAGATAGTTCCAATGATTAACAATCCTTCCATTTATTGTATAAATTACATTATTTATATAATAAATTAAATATATTGTGTACCATTAAACAAATCTAACATACAATAACAACATTTTGCTACGTTTTTTTCTATATAATACCAATTTATATAACAATCATAACAGTATAAATGATTACAATTTGTTTTAACATATTCATCACATTCATCATTATAACATATTAAACATACATCTTTTATTTTAATCAAATTTAATTGTAATTTTTCTACTATTTTTTCTTTATTATTTGTTTCTAATAAATATTCTAATTCATTTTTAATTTTCCATTTTATTATTTTATTATTTTCTAATCCTAAATAATAATTACCATTTAATGTACACAACCATTGTGCTAATTTTATTTTTTGATTATAACATGCATATATAAATACAAAATGATTATTTGCACTAATATCTATATTTGGTTTTATTTCTAATAACCACTTTGCTATGTCTATATGTCCATTACAACATGCATATCGAAAAGCATATTCATTATCTTTACTAATATCAATGTCTGATTTTATTTCATATAACCATTGTGCTATTTTTATATTTCCTTTTATACATGCATATATAAAATATTCATATGTAATATTATGAATATTTAATGTACTTTTTATATGATGCAAATCAGAATTATTTATATAATCAATAATTAATTCTTCCATTTTTATATTTATAAAATAATTTTATTTATATTAATTTTCAATTATTATATATCTATTTAAGAAAATAATATAGTGAACCACAAATTTAATATCATCTAATATTTCTTTCTTGATATATGGCTCCTAATTTATTGATATCTTTTGCGTAGAGACATTTATTTAGTTCTTTATTTTTCAACGCTTCTTCCTTTTTACACCTTTAGACATTTAAAACGCCGATTTTAAGAGTCCTTTTTTAAATTTATAATCAATTCCATATGTTGTAATTCATTATATAAATTATCATATTTTGAAAGACATATTTCTTTATTCGTTAATATTAATTTCTTACTAATAATATTAATTTTTCGTATATCATCTTTTTTACATGGGAATAATATAACTGCTTGATTTATTTTATTATTGATTCTAATAGTATATTTATCTGCATTAATATTCATTAGGTCTTCTAAAGATGATTAAAATTTTTGCGATAATGGATACTTAAATTTAGTCCATCCATTTTTCTCATATAAGTTTTTGATATTACTTTCAATACAATCTATAATTTCTGAATAATAATCATCATTATCTTCAAAAGTATATTTGATTAAATTAACACCTTCAATCATTGTTGGTAATGTAATTTTATAATTTTCATTCAAAATGTATATTATATTATTATTTTCAAATTGTTCTAAAGCATATCCTAATTCAAGCATAACATTAGGATTTGGATAAAAATATTCATTTGTATCAGGTGTTAGATCACATACAAATATATCTGCTTTCTTAATATGATAAGTAATTTTATCTAATAATCTTGAATAATTATTTGGATTTATACTTACATCAATTATAGTATCTTTTAATTTTTCACTAATTTTTAGATATGTTTCATATGATTGATTATTTTTAGTAGAATGTGAATAAAATACACTCATTATTCTATCTAATAATATATTTCTAAATAAAAAATTGATTTATATAAATGTTAGTTAATTTTTAGATATATTATATGAATATGAATTCTAATAATGGATTTGTGTATGTTAGACAACATATATATTATGAAAATGATAAAATATGTAAATTAGGTAAATCTAAAAATATACCTGATAGAGATAATGGTTATGCTACTGGTGAATATAGAAGAGGTAAATTTGGATTAGTTATTGAAATATCAAATAATCAAATATTTGATGATACTTATGTTGAAATATTATTACAAAGATATTTTGAACATTATCACTCTAAAATAGATGGTGGTAGCGAATTTTATCAAAATAAAATAATAAATGAAATAGTACCATTTTTATCTACGACGAAGATTAAGTTTAAAGTATTATCAGAAGAAGAAATTAATAATCTAATTCATCAAGAAAGAATTAGAAAATTAAAAGATTTGCTTAAAAGATTTTTTCATAATAGACTGTCAGAAACAAAAGAAAATAGATTGCGTAATAAATTACAAGAAATTTATCTTGTTGAAATTATTAATCATTTAAATACATATAAAAAAGTATTTTTGAAAGCACCTACTGGATTTGGTAAAACTCATATATACTATAAAACTATATTACGAATGAAATTTAACAGAATTTTATTTTTAACCCCAAGAATTTTACTAAATCAACAAATCGTTGAAGATAAATATTCATCTTATATCAAAGATGATAATTATAAAATTATTCATTTTAGTGATTTAGATAATTCAAGTAAAGAAGAATACATAAAAAAATATTCAAAAAATAATAGAAAAATTATTATGACAAGTTGTTATCAAAGTGGTAATAGATTATTAGAATACATAAAAAAATATAAATTTTTATTTGATTTGATTATTTTTGATGAAGCACATTTTATTACATCATGGGTGGATGCAGAAAATATATCAGAATTTTTAACTAATAATAATATTTGTAATTATAGATTATTTGGTTCAGCAACACCAACTGATGATATTGAATTACAATCATTAGTATATGGTAAAATTATTGAAAAAGTAAAAGTCTATGAATTAATTAATCAAGAATTATTATGTAATATTGAAACAATTGTTAAACAATTAAATGAAAAGAAATCAGAATATCATAATTTGAAAGATTTAATTGTTGAATCAATGACTAAATATAAAAAGAAAAAAGGAATTATATATGTAAATGATTGTAAAAATGCTGAAAATTTATACAAATTATTACAGAAACAAGATAAATTAAATGTATATATTTATGTTTCAAAAAACATAGAAGTAGAAAATGATAGTGATACAGATATAAAAAAATTTGAAAAAGATAAAGAACAATGTGTTATTATTTGTGTTGGTAAAATTGGATATGGTTATGACAATGACTTTATTGATTTTATTTGTTTGGGTGATCCAAGACAATCTGATATTGATATTAGACAAATTATAGGTAGAGGATTGAGATGGAAAAAAGATGTATATCCAAATAAATTATTACATTTATTAGTTCCATTGTATAGAGATGAATTTGGTAATTGTGCTAAAAACGAACATCTAAAAAAATATTTAGATTATATAATTGGTGAATGTGGTAAAGATATAATATTTAAGAGTAATGGTAATGCTGTAGTAGGTAATGGAACACAAACTCCAAAAGAAGGTGATGATTATGATGGTGAAAAAATACCAACTGAAATATTAAATGAATATTGTACTACTGGTTATAATAAATATACTGACTTTTTGAAATTTTTGAAGAGTAATAAAATATATGATGAAATATCATATAATAAATTAAAGGAGAAACAAAAATGGTTAGTATCATTAGGTGATATTAAGAAAAAATATCCTAAATTTTGTATAAGACATATTCATCCTAATAATATGGATTATTATTGGAATAAAAAAGAAGCATTAGATGCAACAATAATTACGAAAGATTTATTAATTAAAAAAATAGGTAGAGATAATTATTCAGAATTAACACACGACCAACTTATAAAAAAATATAATTTAATAGATAATAAAATACCAAATATTTATATTGATTTATATTATCCAAATGATTAAATAATTGCTGATTTAGTTTTAGATTTTATTTTATTTTTTACTATATTTGAATTAGTTTCTAATTCTTTATCATCTTTATCTTTTTCATATTTAATTGATTCACCTTCTAAATATTCTAAAAATTTATTTGAACCATTATTTATAATATTATCAATATCATTTTCCCATCTTTTAATGATGTCTTCCATTTCATTAATTTTTTCAATACATTTATTTTGTTGTTTAATTGATGGTATTTGTATTTTCATACGATTAAAATTCTTTTGGTCTAATGAAAGATTACAAGAACCTTTTTGATATTCATCTTCAATATGTTCCTGAAGAGATT